TCAGATTTTAATGAAACGTTAATTTCTGGGATACTGATTGTAGTAGCAGATAAGTTACTTGGGTAACCACCATTACCACCTGGAACACCAGAACCACCACTTGTACTTGCATCTTCAAAATCACCACGATATTGAGCTCCGGTTGATCCGATAAATGTAGGATCTACACTGAAGAATAAAGTCATTGATTGAGTAGCATTAGATTGACTAAATTGTTGAGTTGGTGAAGGTAATACTGAACCTGATGAGAAGAATAAAGATGATGTTACTAAGAATGAAGCTGTAGCATTAGTTACAGTTGTAAATCCTTGAGTAGTACTAGATATACTAGCTACACTAATACCACCTACGTTTGTTGAACCAGATAATATGCTACCACTAATGAAAAATGAACGAATAGCAAACTGATCTGCTGTAGAAGGCAATGGAACTAATAATTTTCTCCATTGGTTATTCGCTGCAGAAGCAGAAAAATCAGAGTCAAAGTTAAAGTCAGCCCAAGTAGCCAAAGCACCTGTTACTGCAGTAATAGAAGCAGAGAAGTTATTGATAGAATAGCCAAATTGTCCAGGACCATAAAGAGATTCAGATGTAATGTCGGTTACGTTTGTAACAGCGTTAGCACCATATAATGAGCCGTTTAAGTTAAAATGAACATCGTTTGTACCATATTTGAAATCCAAATAGAATACAAGACCTGATGGTAAATTCATTGGTTGAACTGAAACAAACTCTTTAGCTGCAATTTCTCCAAATACTCTACGTACCAAAGGTAAAGCAACGCCGTTCCAAGCTTCTTGAGCATACGCACCACCACCAACGGTGGCTGTACCAGTTGAAGAAGCTTCAGTAACTAATTGCTTAGCTTGGTTTTCGAGTAATATAGATAAAGTATTACGCTCACTTACATTATTAATCCCTTCTAAAAGACCTGATTTGGACCATTTAGCATTAAGCTTTTTAGCATCATCCATTACCACTTTATATTGGTTAGATGATTCTAATAATGATTGAAGGTTCTTCATTTGAAGTTTTTTTAAATTGTTTTTTATAATAAACGACCAGGCCAATTAAGGCCCGGTCGTTTTATTTATTTATTTATTAGATAGTATTTAAACCACTAACAAAGATCTTACCATAGTAGTCAGGACGGATCATCTTCTTAGCGTAACGAGTCATCAAACCTTTTCTAGGAGTGAAGGTATTCGGATCGTAAAGAAGTGGAGTCATGATTAATGGTACATATGGAGCAAATACAGCACCACACTCAAGGAATTGAGCACCTTTGTAACCCATTAAGATTACGTTCTCAGTCATATAAGGATTTTTGTAAACCTTATAACGGCTGTTTAATGAACCAACCTTTTGGATACCAAAGTTGAATTCCATTTTCTCACCATCACCATCAGCAGCAAATCCAGGAATTGATTCCAAGATAGTAGCTACAGTTGGAGAACATACTAAGAAATTAGCGCCACCACGTAAAGTTAACTGATGGATTTTGTTACTAACTTTCTGTAATTTAGTACCTAAAGTTTGGAACCAACCACCTTGTGTGTTGTAGTAACCAGAAGTTAAAACAGATGGAGCAGCAGACAATACGTTATTATTTACAGTAACTGTAGTGTTATTAACTGCAGACCAAGCATCAACTGTGAAAGCGTTTTGGATCAACATATCTAAGATCTCTAAATCAATCTCCATAGAGATGTATTGAGATAAGATACCAGTTAATTCAGCTTCAGCATCTACGCTATGGTAAGCGTTCAAATCCTGAGCGAATTCTGGAGTCCATTGTGCTTTCAACTTACGAGTTTTAGCAACGATAGGCTCAGATTTCAACTGAACGTTAATTTCTGGAATAGCAATTGCTGTTTGAGTTGACAATTGACCAGTTGGGTAACCAGCACCAGAAGCATCTTCGAAATCACCACGAGCTGTACCAGCAGCAGAAGATTGAGGAGATTTATCATAGAATAAAGTCCAAACACCTAATTCAGCAGGTTTTACTTTAGAGGCAGAAACGAATAAAGAAGCTGTAGTTTGAGCAGCATTAACAGTAGTGAAAGCTTGTACAATATCAGTAACTACAACTTGGTTAGCAGATCCAGAACTAGCTACGAATGCTCTTACACCATTTCCATCAGCTCCAGAAGGAAGAGGGAATTGTAATTTAACCCACTGAGTACCAACAGCCATAGAAGCTGAGTAATCAGAATCAAAGTTAAAATCAGCCCAAGTAGCAGAGCTACTTACAGGAGCAGTAACAGATTGAGTAAATTGGTTGATAGAGTAACCGAACTTACCAGCACCATATAATGAAGCTGAGTTGATATCAGTTACGTTGTTAGCAGCGCTAGCACCATATAAAGAACCACCAGAAGTAAATGGAGAAACACCAGTGCCATATTTAAAATCCAAATAGAATACAAGACCAGAAGGTAAGTTCATTGGTTGTACGCTAACGAATTCTTTAGCAGCGATTTCACCGAATACACGGCGAACTAATGGTAAAGCAACACCGTTCCAAGCTTCCTGTGCATACGCACCACCACCTACAGTAGCAGTACCAGTTGAAGAAGCTTCAGTTACTAATTGCTTAGCTTGGTTTTCAAGTAACATCGCCATTGTGTTGCGATCGTTCTCGCTTTTAATGCCTTCTAAAAGGCCAGACTTAATCCACTTGGAATTAAGTTTCTTTGCGTCATCAGCAATAACTTTGTATTGGTTAGATGACTCTAATAATGATTGAATGTTCATTTTGTTTAAAAATTTTGTTTTAATTATTTAATGTTTGCAAGTTTTTGCATACGAGTAATTACATCGTTTGATTCAACAATAGTTTTGTTAGGAGCTACACCAGCTGCTTTAGAAGCAAATCCTAAGGATTCTTTTATTGCTTTTTTAGGAGCAGCAGTTAAAGCAGATTGAAGAGATTCAAATACTACTTTAGCTTCTTTAACGTTAGTTGCTTTGTCGAATGAAGCAATTACTTTTAATTTTTGTGATTCAGTTAAATTCTTAGCTTTGAAGATTTTGTTAACATAAAGTAACTTAGCGTTTAACAAGTTAGTTTCGTTTAACTCAGTACGAAGAGTGTTGATGGTTTCGATAGCTTCAGCAAGATCATCGTTTTCAGCAATACCAGTGGTAGTGCTTGTAACCATTTTAACACCTTTGCTCTTTAAGCATTTTTGGAATTCAGCAATTCCTTTTCCTTTTGTAGCATCTTTACAAGCCTTGATATTATCAAGATTTGTATCATAAGCCCAAGCGGAAAGTTTATTACCTAAATCGCTAAAAATACCTTCTTCAAGTTCAACTTCTCCCATTTCTTTTTTACCAGCTTTAGCTTGAGCTTTTGCTTTAATCTTACTTAAAATTTGAGAACCACCTATTACGGCAGCAGGCAATGCAGCTAAAGCAGCAATTACAGCTTGAGGATTCATACCACCAAATAAATCAGTGATAGCTTGTAAACCAGCTTGTGCAGATGTTACATCAACTTCGTTTACTTTGTTTTCGTTTAAAGAATCTAATTCAGCTAATAATTCTTCTAAATTAATCTCATCTTCTTCAGCATTTACATCTGGACCCATTTCACCGTACATGGCATCAACTGGAGCAATTTCTTCGTCAGCTGGAGTTTCAGTTTCGATTTCTTGAGATACGATGTCTTTGATAAGATCTTTGAGGTCTTCGATAGTCATATCTTTTATCTCTACTTCTTCTTCACCTTCTTCTTCAGTTGGTTCTTCTTCAGTGGCTTCTTCTTCTTTAGATTCGCCTTCTGCTTCTTCACCAGCTTCTTCTTTTTCTTTTTTAGCTTCTTTTAACTCTTCTTCATCGTTAAGTTCAGCTAAAATTTCAGATAAATCGAAGTCTTCTTCTAATTCATCTTCTTCAAGAGCAGCACCGGTTGCACGGTATCTGTCTTGAATTTCGTCGGATGTATCTTCAGGATACATACCTTCTTCCATTTCATCATCGCTCTTCATACCTTCTTCTTCCATGTCATAATCCATTTCGTTTAACTTTGCAGCTAACATAGATTGTAATTTTGGAGTTAAGGCTTCTTCAAGAGCGGCTTTTGCGTTGGCTAACGCAGCTTCGCGGACAGCTTTAGCGTCGGCGATAGCCTCTTTGAATAAGTTTTTGTTACTCATTTTGTTGTTTCTCCTTAAATTTGTTTTCGGAAATAAGCTTATTAGGGAAGCTTAATGGGGGTTAATTGATTAACCAAGCTATCATGAGGATAAAAAATGGATAGCTATTGTAGGCTATCCATAAATATATGTAGATACTAAAAACCGCGAATATTTAACAAAGAGGACAAACACCCGTTTGTGAACAAATAATTTCGGTAATTAATTCATTTACTTTGCTATAATCTTTAGTTGAACTAAATTGTTTTGATTCAGCTAATGACATATAAGCCATTGGTGTTGATGGTACTGATACTAGATCCCAACATAATAGTTCAAAATCGTCTTGTACTTCAACTGTTTCACCTAATTGCTTAACGCTACCCATACCACGAGATGATATACCTAATGGAATACCTGACATAATTAATGATTTGGCAATGTTACCTGATGGTGTAGGCAATAATTGTAGTTTACCCATTAAATCGTTACCTTTCCACCATACCTCAGTAATAACGTGAGATGTGTTAGCTAAGTTTACAACAGATGCTTCAGGATGATCTAACTCACCTAAAGCAGTACGTGTTTTTACAGGACCATCAACGTATTTTTTAACTTCACGCTCTAATATTTCGCGTGGATATACACGACCATTGCCGTTTTTTTGTTCAGCTTCTTGTAGTTTACCTACTAATTCAACCAAACCAGTTTTAGCATCTTTACCTTCAACTAAGGTAAGTTTAGCTGATTGGAATGGTGTGTGATCTATTAATAATGATTTGCTCATTGTTGTTTTATTTTTCATCTAATCCGGTACGATCCATAGGTTCCATACCGTCGAATGTTTCAGAAATTGCTTTACGAACCATTTCTCTAAGTTTATTTATATCATATTTACCTAGATTAATGGATGAAGTAAATAATGATGGAGCTTTACTTAAATATTCTACACTAACACTACCACCTTCTTCAAATACAGCATCAACACTTTTTGTTAATCCTTTACCAAACGTTTCAAAATCAACAATAGTGTATACTTTTCCTGGTTTAATTCCTACTGCTTTAGCAGCATCAGCATCAACCATTACTTTATCACCTCTTTTAAAGCCATTGTGTGTTTCAGCAGCTTTA